TTCTTTATTTCCATCAATCTCTAAGTCTGCTTCAGTTTCAATAACTACTCTAGCTCCGCAGGGTAAGATAGGTTTATCTGTACCACCATAGCGAACAGTAGAATCACCTTTTATAGTTACTTCGTGACAATAGGTATTCTTTTTACCTTCTTTCACAGTTATAACTGGCTCATTCGTACCATGTTTTAAGTTAGCCTTTATCTTATGTTGGTTAACGTGAATGTATTTAATCTTTCTTTTCCCCATCCTTTTTAGGCATAAGATATTGGTTATCAGTTCCCGCTATCTTAAGTAATTCGGAATCTGGTAGCTTCTCTAGTTGTTCTACAGTTCTATCCAGATTGATGTTGATTTGTGTAGCATGCTCTGGAGCAAATAGACCGTGGAGCTTGCACAATGAATCGGTGATAACTTTCTCTTCTGTCGCTGTTACCGATTTACGGTGCGCTTCCAAGTACATGCTTGTCGCTGTTTGTTTATCAAACTTAATCTCTTCTTTGAATTCTTCGCGCATTTTAGCAATCATTTTCTGTATTGCTGGTTTCTTAAATACTTTGTAAACATGCTCATTATCCCTATATCCAGCTGCGCGTCCCGCTGCAGCTTTCGACATGCCACGGAGATGAAAAAGGATTAAGCGCTCTTCTTGAACACTTAATTCATTAAGCTTGACGTCGACATAAGGATAATGAGACTGAAGCTCGGCCCTTTCTTGTTCAAAATTTTGGTCTTTATCAGTCATTTTCTTTGAATTCTACTATATTTTTAGCCCACCAATAAAGCTCATCTTCTTTTAATGTGTGTTTTAACATATTTGCTCTATTACAAACTAGTTGGATATTGGTGACTAAATACTCAACGTCTGGATCTATTCGGTCAATAGAGGCATTCAAATCTCTTCTGCCACCCCCATCTTTGTGATAAGTCATGAACAATCCGGTCAATGCACACTTACCCCCTTGCTTATCCCATAACTCCAAAACATCTTCTACTTCAATATCCCAAACAACTTTAGAGTTTTCTTTTTTAGTTCTTCCGTGTTTAAGTTGGCCAAAGAGGCGGGTTAGGTATGTTTGTGGTGTTGCACTAGCGGCTCTTCGTCGTACCATGTCAACACAGGGTCTACACTTTTTTGAATAGACTGTGCCACGATCATTTCGGGTTCCAAAATCCTCTAAAGGCAACTCCTTTTTGCAAGAAGTACATTTCCTAGTACTCATGCTTGCTAACTGTAGCATAAATTTTCGCTATAAAAATTTTTAAATAAATTTTTTTTCTTTATCGCTCACACAGGGTCCTACTATCATCTATCACTGCCACCCCCTTCCCCGATTTCGGATTTGGAACCTTGTTTTCAATTTTTTCGCCTTGGAACCTTGTCTGGGTTCCTGCGGCTCAGTCGCTCAGCTTAGCTTCGCTCCACGCAACTCACTCCTGTTTGGTCGTTCGTTGCTATGGGAACTCGCTCGACTTATGGGTCTCGCTCGTTATATAGCTCGCGCCTTATGGTGGCGCTCGCGGGTGGCTCACTCAGCTTTGCTTCGTTCGCAGATACAGCTCCTCAGCTTTGCTTCGTCGCAGGGTGGCTCGCTTCGCTCGCAGATACTGGCTCGCTTCGCTCGCAGCTCGGCGTTTTGTGTACGCCTCGCAGGGTGGCTCGCGCCTTTGGTGGCGCTCGCAGATACTGGCTCACTTCGTTCGCGGGTGGCTCACTTCGTTCGCGGGTGGTGGCTCGCGCCTTATGATGGCGCTCGCAGTTCGGCGCCTTATGGTGGCGCCTCACGGTAGTGGCTCGCTTCGCTCGCGGGTGGCTCGCTTCGCTCGCAGGTGGTGGCTCGGCTCTTATGGGAGCCTCGCAGGTTCGCGCTTATGGGCGCTCACCGACACGCTGTCTAGTCTCGTTTCGTAATCAAATATTTACTGCCGCATACCAGTGGTATGACGGGTCGCCACCTAGTCTGGGTGGCGAACGGCGCAAGCGCGCCTCCCTCGTCAGTAAATAGTTATGATTACTACACTTCGCCTAGACGCGGGAACAACCCCTCGCGCAGGGAGCGCTCGGTTTACTTCGCTACAGTACCCTTTCGCTCAGTGAAATCTAGTTTAAGGATAATAAAAATCAGGAGATTATTATGATACATTTTGGAAACATCTTCGCCGATGACAGCATCGCCGGTCCTATCTTCGGAGAAGAGTACGAAACCCAACTGCTTAACGCAGTTAAGGCTCTTCAATACCGAAGAGAGTTTGGACGCGGCGTTGCTTGGTTCGGCAAAGGTGTAGACTACGTCTACACAAGAGCATCCCACTACTCCAACCAGTGGCCTGATTGGTTAGCACCAATCATCAGCCACTTCGGCTACAACCTGGATTGGAGCAGGCTGGGACTAAGCAATGATTGGAATCATTGCTTAGTTAACCACTACGCGCCACACGAGCGTCTTGGTTGGCACCAAGACGACGAAGACTGCATCGAAGGCAGTCTTCTCTCGATATCCCTTGGCGGGACTGGCGAGTTTAGTTACACCACCAATCGTAGAGCTTTCGGCAATACGACTTGTCTCTCTCACGGAGACTTCATCATTGCCGATGGCGATTGGTGGCGCACTAACTACCACATGGCTAAGAATTGGAGCGAAGACCGCTACAATCTTACCTTTAGGCGAGTCAAAGAATGACTCGCCTTGGGAGATATGATTACTATCATATCTCCCGGTCTCCGAAAAGGACATGGCTACGCCATGACATTAGAGCTTGGACGCAACGCTCGCGCGTTGCATCACAGCTTTTGAGCGCAGGCATTTGTTATTACTAACCTTCGTCAAAAATTAAACTGCAATGCAGTGCATTGTCGGGTTCGCCCTAAGGGCGTGTATTTACTGCCTTCGGCAGTCGGGCGACCGCGCAAGATGCGCTACCCTCAGTTTAATTTTTATCCTACGGTTAGTACTATCACCTGCGCTTGCTCTGTTCGCGTCACTACTGACGCTCACTTTCACTCGGACGCTCCGCGTCCTTCGTGGAGAGCCGAACACGTTCGGCTTTTAAAATCTAGTTTAAAGGGAATGTAATTAACTTTTTATGGAGATTAAAATGTTTATTTTTAAAACTCAATTCGGAGAAGAATACATCTGTGAGTGTATTGTCTCCGCGTACCGCGATGGCGGTGCGTTTTCTCTTCAGTTAGTTGGCGCTGAAGACTCGCCTTATGAAGGTGAGCCCATAGCCATAGCTACAGTAAACCTACCCCACATGGGCCTAGGTCGTAGCAAAGGTGGTCGAGTCCTCACCTTCATCAAGGACTGGTCAGAAAACCAAGGCATCTTGGACCAACTCGTTGAACAAAACAAAGTTGAGCGAGTCTATCGCCACGGCGAGCCTGTTAGAGTCCCAACAGGTTTTGTCCAAGCCGACTTGGTTGAAGTTGTTAGCCATCAATTGGTTGCTGACTTCGAGAACTATCATAATTAGGTAGTTCTCTGTTGGCGGATAGTCACAGCTATTCGCCGGCTCGGCGCTAACGCGCCTCGCGGCAAAGAAATCTAGTTTAAGGTAAGTAAATAAAGGAGATTATTATGAATGAATATTATGATAAATGTGAATTATGTAGTAACCAAGCAGTTGAGACATTGTATTTTGGTTATGAAACATGTGGTCAGGCTTTTGATGATGGACATGTTGATGTGTGTCAAACTTGTATCAACGAGCTTGGCAAACAAGGTTGTATTGATGAAATTATAGGAGATTGGACATGAAAGTAAAACATAAATATAAAGATAAAAGAGAAGAAGGAGATGTGTATATAGGAAGGGGAAGTAAATGGGGAAACCCATTTGTTATTGGAGTTCATGGTAATAGAGAAGAAGTAATAGATAAGTATAAAGATTATTTATTAAAGGATATCTCGTTAATGAATTCCTTACCTGAGTTAAAGGGAAGGAATTTAGTTTGTTATTGTAAACCTTTAGCATGTCATGGAGATATCCTTAAAGGGTTAGTTGAGAACTTGGACTGACCAGTCCAAGTTCTTAAATCTAGTTTAAAGTAAATAAAACAAAGGAGATTGTTATGTTTAATAAAATATATGTTAGCTTTTTAGCTATGGGTTTCCTATCGTTTTTAACGATAGGATTAACCCACGGATACTTAGTATTCAATGGTGTTGGCTATATCGCCCTTGGCGATATAGTTGTTATGGTGGCAAACGGCTTCGCCTCAGGGTGTTGTCTGTGTCTTTGGATATTCCACGACTTCGCCGAACCCCGAAGGGTTTCGGCTTCGTGGAAAGAGCCACACCCTAACACTTATTTAGGAGAAAGGAATTAATCTCCCCAAAAAAGTCCTACCGATAGAATAAAATCCCTTCTTTCTATCGGTAGGCAAAAATTTAGAAGACCTACCAAGTTGATGTCTTGACCTAGACGCGTGAAATTAGGTTGCTTGGTAGGCAAAAATTTCAGGCTCCCTTCGGTCGCCTGTAAAGGACACTCCCGGTGGTCGTGGCGTATTAGGACGCTCCCTTCGGTCGCGTTGGGCAAAGGTGTGCGGTCGGCTCACGAGTGCCAACTACTATCATCTTTTTGTTGGGGACCCCCCACCCCAACACGCTCGCGCCTCCGGCGCTCGCAGCTTCGCGTCTTACCAGACGCTCAGCAGGAGAAAATCAAAGATTTTCTTAAATCTAGTTTAAAGGATATTGGTGGAATAGATTATCTATTTCGTTTAATTAATCTCTTATGGAGAATGTAAAATGAGTGAAACTCAAAAATCTGTGAGCAACAATTCAGTTGCTCTTAAAGTGTGTCGTACTTACACGACAACTGTCGAAGGCAAAGAAGTCGTTAAGACTCGTTGGCCGATAGTCGGCAGACTCGTCTCGCTAGAAAGCGGGAAACAACAGGTTCATCTTGATTTTGAACCTATCAAAAAAGAAGATGGTTCTTATGAAACCCTCTTCGCTTTCCCAGCGAACGACAATGGCGCGTGATAAAAAATACACCCTCGGCTATATCATAGCCGAAGGAGCGCGTCTTGGCGGAAAAGGCGTTGGTCTTGGTTTTCAAGGTCTTGGTTGGTTTGTTGAAACTATGAACCAATTAGCTGATAAAGCCATAGACGAAACGCGACATGGTCGAGCACTTAAAAGGGAGTCAGACTTAGGCATCACAACTAATGTGAAAGATGAGTTTCTTGCTTCACTTAAGGCTTGGAGTGATAAACCCGAAAATCAGCATAAAAATATCGCTGATTATCAAGCTGAAGACCCTGACGGGCTCTTCGCTAAACTAAAAGGAGAGTCTCATGACTGAGTTATTCTATACTCTTGGTTGTATGTTCTTTATTACAACCATCTCAGCCCAATGTATGCTCATATACACTTGGTTGAGAATGCATTATGACTTTGAGTCGTGGTTAAAAGACGACGAAGAGAAGTAATTCTCCCTTAGGACAGAGCTACATAGGTAGTTCTGTCCTTCCTTTATCGACTTCTTGGGAGATGTCACGCTTCGCGTGTCGTTTTTTGTCGGCCCTGCGCTTCGCTAGCCCCGAACCCCAGCCAGGAACAATGACACGAACAAGTTCGTGACATATGTTAACTGCCTTCGGCAGTGGTCATAGTGTGCCAACTACTATCATCTGTGCCAATGACTACTATCATCGCGGAGCGATGTGGAGCCCACGAACAGTGGGCCATGGATAACGAGTCATGGACGAGTGCCAACGGTGTACCACCTGTACCAGCAGTGTACCAGCTGTTTTACAGCGTGCCGGTACACCTGAACCCCTTGTTTTTGCTAGGTTTTTTGCCAAAAATCACTAAATGTACCGAGTGTACCACAGGATTTGCGTTAGCTTTAGAAATGGACCGTGGACCGTAGTTATAGAATCTTGGTTCATTTTTTAATTTAACCGGTACAAATGGTACAAATTCCACCAACCCCTGCTAACGCGGGGCCTGTAGGTGTACCACTACTTTTTTCGTGGTGGTACACCATTTAACCAAAGCTCAATAAAATCAATAACTTAAGCTGTACCAGAGTGTACCACTATGTACCACAAATACGCGCCCTACCGGTCGCGATTTGGTAAATCTAGTTTAAATGAAGTGTTTTAATGGAGAAATTATTATGAAAATTAAACCAGCAATTAAGCAATTAAATGCGTTAAAAACTAATAAAACCTACAAGCAGTACATAAGTACGGTAAAGAACTTTAAATGGACTAGGAGTAATTATGATTAATGGAGAAATATTATGAAAAATCTTATGCCTGTAGAAAGAAGGCATCTTAGCGATAGCATTGACCTCTATGAATTATCAAAAGTTGCCGAAATTCATTCGGTTGGTTTTGGTGGTGCTTATGTACAAATCATAGTGCGTTCAAAAAAGACTTGGCTCGAGTTTTCAATTCTTAATACTTGCCTATCAAGGCTCGTAGAACCTACTGAAGACTTGAATGATTGGGAAATAACCTTACACCCTTATTCAAAAGGTGCACATGTTATTACTGGTTTGACTGCCAAGGAAATAATTGAAATCGTGGATACGTCCATAGCAGATGACTTTGTCAACTTAGATAATGACGACCTGCAATTTGACGATATGCCCATACTTTAATAAATAGGAGAGAAACATGAATGAATTAATGAAACATTTGGACGAAATGAAGGCTGTGGATAAGTTTCCAGAGTCTGATTTTGAAATCCAATGCAAAATTAATCAAGAGTTAGTTCGTAAAAAAGCTAGCTCAAAAAAGCATAGCTAGTTAATTACGACAGCTATATTTAGGTTGCATTTATGAAGGTAAATGCGTTTTTATTAATCACTTTATATATTAGGAGTAAAAAATATGAGTGGAAATTTTGACCCAAGTGAGCAAGAAACTAAAGAACTCTTGCCTACAAATGAAACACCTGAGAGTGCTCACATCCCTGACACGAATGGCGACCCAGAAGGTGCTGAACAGCGTTCTGTGAAAGCATCAATCAGCTTGCCTGACTTTTTCCATGTGAATTACAGGCTTGATGACTATGGTAATCCAACATTCAAATCTGATGTGGTTAACCAAATCATGGCTATCTTTGACCAAAAGATTGATACACAACCAACTTTTGAAGAAAGAGAAGGTCATGCATCAGTAGACGAGCAAGTAGTTAAGTTTGAAGAATCAGTTAACAATATTGTTGTTGGCTTTCAAGAACTAACTATTGTTGACCCACAGTCAACTGGCTTGTCGTTCTTGCAACTATGCACCAGAACATGGGCAGAATTTGCAAGTATCTCTTACGATTATCGAACAGCTATGGCTAAACAAGGCGACGAGATACCTGATTGGTTAATCGAGCGTGAACAAAAGATGTTCGACCTTGGTCGTAAGGCAAGAATGATGTCTATGGCTCTTAAAGCACTAGACCATTCCTTTGGCTTGAAAGAAGTTTCAATTCAAAGAAACAGAGTCCAAACAGCAGTTGAGCAAAGATTGCAAAGACTTGCTGAATGGAATTTCAAACAGTATGCAGATACTTCTGGTAAAACAGCACAAAAACTTAATGGTGCGACCAAAGAGCATATGCAAACTATGTTTGATAACGCGTAAGCGTTGTTAACGGTCTACCCCGACGGTAACGAACGAGAGTCGCTGTCGGGACTGACTTTAAAGTTGCGGACTCTCACAAGTCCTAGCTAGGTTTAGATATCCATTCCTAGCTAGGCAAAGAATTCGGCTCATTTATCCCCCAAGTCGAAGTCTAAGTAGGGAGCCGATAGGTATCATAAATAGACCTTTTCATAACTACTTAGGCTTCGCATTAATTAATATAGGAGCAAATATGCATCGTAGTAATTTACCAAGACCTTTTCGCAAAGGTCCAAAAACAGGAGACCGAAAGGTCATTTCATCAACTACAGTGAACGGCAAAACTGTGCGACAACAAGTCGTGTACCAAGTCAATGGTCAATCACTTACAAGACATGAGAGAGTGTAATGGGCTTAGATATGATGGCTGGTTGGGCTGAGCCCCAACCAAAACCAGAAGGTAATGTAGTGCCAATCAAAAAAGAAGAACTTCAGATTAATGCTGAATATGACTGGCGTAAACATTCAAGACTACATAATCTTATGCAGACTATTTGGTTCTGTAAAAAGTACGAAGGCACACCTGTGCCTAAGGACGAAGACATTACTCTTAGTGCTCTTAAAGGTAAAGAACTACTTTACATTCCAGAAGACCAAGAAGAGCGTGCTTTTCTTTATCATGGTTTGACTGCAGCTATTGGTACAGTGTTACCTGAGTTTAATTGTGAGAATGTGCAGTTAGATATTACGGATTTACAGGTTATTCGTAACTTCGTAATGAACGATAACTTACCTTTCTGTGCTGACGGTATGTTCTGGGGACATCAGTTTCAAGAAGATGCTATGCGAGAGTACAAAGACCAAGATTTAGAGTTTTGTGCTAAAGCTATAGAATGGATACAAGAAGGTAAAGAAGTTTACTATTCTTCTTGGTGGTAGGTTTCTATATTTTCCTACCACGCTAGGGCTGGTCTCTCCCTAATACAACCCCAGCCCTAGCTTTTTTTTGTGTGCGTGTGTGCTCGTACAAACTAAATCTCGGCGATGCCCGTGCCAAAGCTTCGCTTTGTCAGCTACATCGCCTCGACGCCTCCGGCCATCCTTTAGGCACCGACACTTCGTGTCGTGCCGTCGGATGCCTCCAGCGGTTTGTACCTTCGCTCGACCGTGGGCCCTGGACTTCGCAAAAAATACGCCACTGGAAGGGCGTATCTTTTTGCTGGACTTGTACGACAAGTTAGTAAATAAAATTTAACAAAAACGATTTGCTCGTGCGAGCTACAACGCTCGCACGTTCGCAAAGAGTATGTATATATAGGAGTAAAATCATGTCATTTTTACAAAAACTATTACCTAGTAAGTTAGGCGTATTTAATAAATTAGGAGCTATTATGGCTACGAGAATGTTTAGAGCTACTTTTGTAGATTCTTTTTCACATAACACTATTGTTGTGGAGTTCGAGGCTCCATTTCCAGTAGATGAGCAAGTTGATTACAAGAAACTTGCGACCCAAAGGTTGGGCGAAATGATACGAAACGATTTAATTAAGATTCGTGATATTGAGCCCATTGAAATATAACTATTTGATAAGAGGAGTACTATGTCAGATACAACAACAATGCAGACTGTTACAGCAACAGATCTGAAACAGGAGATACGCGATAACATGCGTATCGGATTAAACACTATGATCTGGGGAGGCCCTGGGATTGGTAAATCTGAGATTCCACAGCAAGTCGCTGATGAACTCAACATACCATTACTAGATTTTCGTGCCAATCTGTTCGACCCTGTCGATGTTCGTGGTATACCACGAGTGGTTGATAATGAAACCTATGGTGCAATGACATCATGGGCACCACCAGATATTTTCCCTACCGAAGAAACGCACGGCCCTCGTGGTTTGTTCATGATTGACGAACTGCCAACGGCACCACCTGCTACACAGAATGCGTTTCTACAACTTCTACTAACTCGTCAGGTTGGTAATTACAAAATGCCTGATGGTTGGTCATGTCTTGCTGCTGGTAATCGTCTAACAGACGGTGCCTCAGTTTACCAAATGCCCTCACCTGTAAGAAACAGACTGATGCATTACGAACTCGAACCTAGCTTGGACGCTTGGTGCGAGTGGGCGTTAAAAAATGAAGTCAATACTACTTTGGTTTCTTTTATGCGTTATCGTCCTAATCTTTTGTACAGTTTCAAAGCTGACGAATATGCTTTTCCTACTCCTCGAAGTTGGTCATTCGTCGATAAGCGTTTGAGATTAACAAAAAACATGGACGATTCAAGACTATTCTTTGGTATTGCTGGTGCTGTTGGCACAGGCCCTGCTGGAGAGTTTCTTGCGTTTGCAAAAATTGCAGACAAGTTGCCAGATATTGACAACTTGATTGCTAACCCTAGTTCATACATGCCATCAGAGGATCCTGCGGTATTGTATGCACTTACAGGTGCAGTGGCTTCTAGAGCGGAAAATTCCAAACTAGAAAACATTATGAAACTTGGTAAAAAGATACCTACTGAGTTTCAGGTCGTTTTAGTCAAAAGCATACTTGCGATTGACAAAACATTATTTCAACAACAAGCAATACAAGACTGGGTTCGTGTGAACGCAGATGTTGTATTGTAAACAACGGAGAAAATTATGGCTACAGTTCGTATGTCAAACAAGCTCACAGTAGACCTCTGTAACGAGTATGCAAAGAGCTATGAAAACACTAAACCAAAACCAGAGTACCCTGCGTCTCTTGGCGATGCTATCTATGACACTCATGTCAAACCTATTATTGACAGAATCAAAGAGGCATCAAAGCTCGATGATGTAGAGTTCTTTGACCTTAATCAGGACGATGATAACGCATTCTTTATCAACGACAGTGAACTAAATGTTCAGTTTGAAACAGAGTGTTATGACCAAAAAGATAGAGAACCAGCTTATGATGATTTACCTTGGGAGTTGCAAAACTTAGTTAAAGAGTATGAATGTAGAATTGATACACCAGAACTTAAAAGTGCAAGCATGCCTCTTTCAGTAGAGCAACCATTGCTAAAAGGTAATTCCTATCGAAGTCAATTGTCATTCAATCTTTACCGAGCACCTCAAGACGAGGCAGTTATCAAAGCTCTTGAAATATCTAAAGCAAGACACATGTACGACATCAACAAACAAAATGAAGTCGCTAAGTTTGCTAAGATGTTGCTTCGTTTTCAAACGCTTAATCAAGCATTGAAAGCATGGCCCGGTGGTGCTTTGGCATCTATGGTGCAAAAAGTTGACCCAGATAAAATGGTAACTATTCACAAGAAAACAGAGCGTAAAGCAAAAGCTAAACAAGACAAAGGCTTTGTCGAACAAAACGCTGGCGACTTCAACGCTGTGATTCTTGGTTCAACCTTACTAGGAGATGATGACTAATGGAAGATATTAAAACAGCTTTTACCCGAGCTCGTTCTTCGTTGTTGTTGAAACAACCATTCTTCGGTACGCTCTGTCTTCGCTTAGGAGCAGAGTTTACCGAAGATATTCCAACAGCAGGAACGAACGGCGAAAAGCTATTAATTAATCCCACATTCTTTCTCAAGTGTACAGCTGAGCAAAGAGTTGGTTTGCTAGCTCACGAAGTTATGCATTGTGTTTACATGCATGTACTTCGTCTTAACGAGCGTGACCCATTTCTTTGGAATGTAGCTGGCGACTATGTAATTAATCTAGTCGTCACTGACTCTGGCATGATATTGCCCGAAGGTGGACTACTTGATGAAAAGTATCGTGATATGAGTGCAGATGAAATTTACAACACTCTGCAACAAAATGGTGGTCGAGATGCATTGCCTGGCAATATGTCTGACTTTGACGGTACTTGTGTTCAACCTAATCCATCTTTGACAGACAGTGGTTCACAAAGTAAACACGAGGCAGATATGCGTGTTGCAGTGCAACAAGCTGCTGAAACTGCTAAAGCACAAGGTAAACTACCAGGTAGCTTGTCTAAGCTGGTTGATGAGATTGTGTCACCACAAGTTAACTGGAAACAAAAGCTTGCACGATTCTTGAAAAGCAACAACAAATCAGATTACAGCTGGCAAAAACCTAATCGTAGGTTTGTTGCTGGTGGCTTGTATCTGCCTAGTTTATATTCACCATGTATCGAAGAAATTGGTGTTATTGTTGACACCTCTGGCTCTCGTACTGATGAAGAACTTAATCAAGACCTAGGCGAGATATCTTCTATGTTAGTTGATGCTAATGTAGAAAATGTTCGTTTCATGCAAGCAGATACAGATGTAACTGATGAACAAACATTTACAAGAGAGTCAATGCCTTTAAAAGTTACTATGCAAGGTCGTGGTGGTACAATGTTTGGGCCAGCTGTTGCAGAAATGGCAAAGAAATATCCAAGTATCTCTTGTCTTATTTATCTTACAGATTTGGAGTCAAATGACTTTGGAACTGAACCACACTTTCCAGTTGTTTGGATAACTAACTCAGCTACGGAGGCGCCCTATGGCGAAATTATCGAAGTCAATTAAACACATACAAAAGTATGTAAAAAACGGAGTTTTAATACTTCTTGGCACACTTGCAGTTGCTATCGTATTACAACATATTCTAACTTTCATGATGTTAGCTTTATTACTAGCCGGCATGATGTATTTATCAATGAGGTTTAACTATGCCTAGTTTATTATCAAGTATTACTACAGCTTTGTGGATACTTATCGAACTAATTCAATTTGGCTACATGGCTTATATTATGTGGAGGCAACGCAACAATGCTAACTATAGGAATATTCAGCGCGCTAGGTCTGCTTTTGCTAGCGCTTAAAGCTGGTGGTCGTAAGACTATTGGACATGACATCTTTGCTGATGTGCTAATTACTGCAACACTTATGGTTGCATTTTATGGTACTTACAGTGGTATGACTGCTGCTATGGTTGGTGGTCTTACTGCTTCTCTTGTACTATATGTTATGCGTAAAACTATGGTACATGAGAAATTAAAGCTTGAGTCTGTAAACAAAAAAGCACTTGGCTTTAACTTTGCTGTGCCAAAGTTAAAATGGGAAACACAACAACCAGATTGGCGTAAGCACAATCAATACTCAGACGATCAAGGTTTGTAATGTTGAGCAATAACAATAGCCATAGAGAAAAAGTCAAAAAAAGAAAACAAATGAGATTAAAAGAAAAAGCATTAGAATGGGAAGAATGGCACGGTACTTGGCTAGAAGATACTCTTAATGAGTTTTTTGATAAATATCCTGTAAAGACTATAAAATCAGAAATACTTCGTTATATTCTTGAAGATGATGCAGATTCAGAAGATGTTGTACATCTTTTGTTTCATGAAACAGTTAAAGAATTTTTAAGAGATAAAGCAAAGCCTGAGATGTATGTAAATCAAGCTGTACCTACACCTGCAACTATTGATACAATGTTTGAGTTAGACATACCAATAGTTGGAGAGATGTATGAAACATTTTGCGAACACTACGGAATATAGAGAATTTGCTCTTCGTATGTATAAGAAGAATTGCTCTGAACGACGTGCCTATGGCATGGAAGTTCATCCTACTTTTCAAGCGTACGAAGAGTCCAATCGTAATTTCTTGAAAAAGAAATATCGTAACAGTTAGTTGATACAACCATCTGCGGATACCTAGTGCGTTAGAGGTCCGAAAACGTAGACGATATCCTAAGAATCGATGCAAGATAAGTGTTAGATTATGTAAATCTTCAGAATAGTACTATTCATGTAGTTAGTGTATATCTGACAAAACTTTAAGTTTATACTTATGATTTTAAGCGGGTCAGAGACCAAGCTGACTGTTACGAACCAATTAAGGAGTAATTATGGACAATGTAAATCAACCCCCCCATTACAACACTGGAGATATCGAGTGCATACAAGCTATTCAAGCTTCAATGACCACTCGACAATTCCAAGGCTACTTGAAGGGCAACATTATTAAGTATATTTGGCGTTACGAATATAAAAATCAAAAAGAAGACTTGCAAAAAGCCCAGTGGTATTTAGCAAGACTACTTGAAACCTATAACCATGAAGGAGAAAATCATGAGCAAAAATCAACACCGATATAACAATGAAACTTCAAGGTGGTGTGACCAAAACAATGTACCTTATCAAAGAAATGGTTTTTTGTTTGGCCCTACCACTGTTGAAGACCAAGTAACAGGTAATACTTTTCAAACTATACATGGTATCCATGACTTACCTGAAGGCATAAAACCTGAACAAATATTTAACGAAGGCGACTGGTTAGTTGCTGAATACCAACAAGGTTACATTCGTTGTAAAATCACTGGATTTTCACCACGTGCTGGTAATCTTATTGTTGATCGTTTTTACAACGATGCATGGTGTCAAAAAATACCTAACTTGCCTCGTCATGTTTTTGAACGACATATTCAATATGTTCGACAAAACGGTAACCCTTGGGGTTTCGGTACAGGACGTTGGCTTAGCCATGCTACAAAACCTGTAGTTGATACTCAAGCTTCAGGACATACTGTAAAACCCTGGGCATGGTTTGCTGTACCAAAAGAATCTGTATTTAAACTTAATCTATTAGGAGTATCAATATGAATATATTTGCTGTAAACGAAGATCCAAGACTAGCTGCACTAGAACTGCCAGATAAACTTGTACCAAAAATGATTGTGGAATCTGCACAAATGCTATCAACTGCACATCGCGTGCTTGACGGCGATGAAAAAGCAGACATATTGCATTTGTATAAAAAAGCATATGAAAATCATCCTTCGTGTGTTTGGGTACGAGAAGACGCCATGAACTATTGGTGGTTGTGGATGCATGCTTTGACACTTTGTGCAGAATATAGATGGCGATTTACAGATGATACACAAAGTAATTCGCATAAAACAGAAAGTGTAATAAATGCTTTACAAGAGTTGCCACTCAACATTCCAGCTAACAAAGATACTAACTGGGAAGTATTGCAAGATTTACCTTTATGTATGCCTGATCAATACAAAACTGAAGGTGGATACGATCAAACTACTACAGGAGCTTATCAAAAGTTTGTTACACAAGACAAGCCTTACATGCAAGATGTATTCAAAGCTTATACTCGTGCAATACAGAAGAAAGAACTGTTTAAAGAACACTACGCTAATTCGTCTGGAGTAGATTATCCACCATCATGGGTAACTAGAAATGCTACACCAGAACAGAAAAAACACATTGATTTACACAAATTAATGAATCCGGAGACTGCGGTATGAAAAAATTATTTTACTTACAATTGTTAGCAATTGTCCTGTTTGGTACTGCATGCTACATGTCCGGCGTGCAGTACGCCATTGAAGTGGAGTTAATATGACAACAACTAAACCAAACGGAACACTTACACCAGAACAGCTGCAACGCATTCGTATTGCACTAAAACGAAGAGGTAAACTTTGAGTGAAACAATAACATCTATATCAGAAGCTGTAAGAATTGTAGAAACTTTTATACAAGATATGGCTGACGATAAACTAGATACTGGCGACAAAGAAAAATTAGCAGAAGCTGAACAGCTCTTTGCCAAACTAGAACACGCTATGCGTATAATCAAGAACCGACTATGAAGACCAATATATCAATTGAACTAACGAACGATGAACGAATGAACCTTGGACAAAAGTTCTATAACAAAAAACGCATGCTAACGCGTGCCGACCTTAATTCTATAGTTAAGAAATTTATAGGCGATGTCTTAGAAGCTACACCCCCCACCCCTAAACAGGTTGATGAAGACCCTTTGCTTGCCAAAGATTGGTCTAGTCTAACCCAACTAAAAAACTATTTAGAAAAAGAAACTGAAGTAGAAATATTAGAGTTCAATGGTTTTGAACTTATTGTGCAGGACAGTGAATACACACACATATACACCCTGGGCGATCGTTTGTACAAAAAGAAAAAGGGCCTACAAAAGTAAGCCCTTTTTACACTTCATTGATACTAGGAGAAAATCAACTCCTAATAGTCTAAGTTATGTTTATGCTATTGTCTAGCTAAAATAACCTATGACTGTAATTGTACCAGTAGCACCTGTAGCAGGAGCAACTTGTACATGAATATCAATAGTTGTATCAGCAGTAAAGTCGATTGGTTCGATTGCGTCATCATCTGCACTAAGTGCACTGAAGAGCTCGATACCACCACCTTGAGCAATAGTTGAACCGTCTTTAATTGCAGTAGAAGTACCTGTAGTTTCAGTATCAGTGTTTGTATGACCGATATCTAATACAATTGCCGGCGAACCATTTGTGTCAAGGTCAGTAGATACTACTCTTAACGCGTGCAAAGTTTCCCCTGCATATACGTTTAGAGCTTGTATTACATCGTTTAATGCTAAGACAGGAGTAGAAATAGTAGCTTTCCTTATGAACATTTGTCCTTCAGGAAAACCTTTAAAAGCTGAATTGCTTTCTACATTTCCACTCTTTCTTAAAGTTGCTATAGTAGCCATAAAATTACCTTTAATATTAAAAGTTATATTTACGTATCACTTGCAAGTGTGATACCCTTAATTTCCAAACATAAAGCATTTAGGATAAATGTCAACAGTCTAGGAGGACTAATATGTCAACATATGTAATGGTAAAACGGAACACTAAAAGTCCGTACACTTACCCAGATAAAGACGCCCCATATATACAATTTAAAAAAGTACGATTAGCCACTGCTTTTAACATGGTTAATTCTCGTGTAGGTTGGGAGCGTGCTAAAAAAGGTGACTATGAAAAGTGGTCATTAGCAATGCGGTCAAGAAAAATTTTAGCAAAAATGGGTCGAGACCATAATGGTAAAAAACAAAAAAGGAGCTGCGAATGAATATAATTACAGTCGACTTTGAAACTTATTACGATACAGAACACAGCCTGGCCCATCTCAGTGCTGTGCAGTACGTGCACTCACCCCTGTTTAAAGTGTGGGGAGTTGGTATAAAAATGAATGATGAACCAACCGAATGGTTCGGAGCTGACGAATGTGCAGACGCAATTAGTGCTATACAATGGGACGAAGCTGCAGTTGTGTGTCACAACACCTTGTTTGACGCGTACATACTCACCCAGTACTACAAGGTATATCCTAAATATTACTACGACACAGCAGCCATGGCCCGTGGACTTGCACCCAATGAAAGTTCATCATTAAAAAACACTTGCGAGCGTATGTTTCCTAACGACAAAACAATGCGTAAAGGCGACGAACTTGTAAATGCTAAAGGTATCTTTGACTTACCACCCGATATAGAAGAACAAATAGCTGGCTATTGTATACAAGACGTTGACTTAACTTATGCCTTGTACAACGCTATGCAACCTACTTACCCACAATCAGAACTTGACCTTATAGATCTAACCTGTCGTATGTACGTAGAACCAAAGATATTTCTTAATCGTACCTTACTACAGGCTCATAAAGATGACATCGCTGCAAATACTGCACAACTCATTGCTGCTTCAGGACTTACACGTGCACAATTAGCTTCACAGAAACAATTTGCTGAACATTTAGAGTCACTCAATATCACAGTGCCAACCAAAAAATCCCAGCGAACTGGTTTAATGATTCCTGCGTTTAGTAAGGCAGATAAGGCATATACTCAAATGTGTGCTATGTACCCACAGTACAAACACATCTGGGATGCAAGAGAAGCTGTAAAGTCACGTATTGAAGAAACACGTGCACAAAGGTTACTAGACGGATGTAATCCAGACGGAACTCTTTCCGTGCCATTACGATACTATGCAGCACACACTGGTAGGTTCGGTGGTACAGAAAAGATAAACCTACAAAACTTACCTCGCGGTTCCAAACTTCGTAGTGCATTACAAGCTGGACCAGAAGAGATGTTGTATATTGCAGATTTATCTAACATCGAAGCTCGTATGCTTGCTTGGCTTGCAAAAGAACAAGATTTACTCAATTCATTTGCCATCGGCGAAGATGTGTACAGCAACTTTGCGTCACAGATTTATAACCGACCCATTACAAAAGAAGACAAACTTGAAAGGTATGTTGGTAAAACAGCAATACTAGGACTAGGCTATGGTATGGGAGCAAATAAATATCAAGCAATACTTGCACAAGGTTCACCAGCTGTTGATGTTACACAACAAACGGCCTTAGGAATTGTATCGCAATACCGAGCAATGTATCCAAACATTCCACAGCTCTGGAGTATAGGTAAACAATTATTGTTTTACATGTTAGACAGGACTAACTCAAGTTATTCATACGGACCGTTAACCGTAGCTAGTAATGCACTCAAGTTACCTAACGGTATGTATTTACAATACCCCCATCTTCGATATAGTAATAATGAATTTTTATATGACTCAGGACGCAATGGTATTACACGTACGCACGGCCCTCGACTGGTAGAAAATATTGTACAAGCTCTGGCCCGAATTGTAATAACCGACCAAATGCTTGCTATACAAAACGTTCCCGGGATCTCTGTTGTATTAACCGTACATGATGAAATCATTGCTCTCGGCTCAGATAAGAATGCTGATGAGACATTAGCAACAATAATGGCTATAATGAAACAACCACCAGCTTGGTGTACAGAACTCCCACTAGATGCAGAAGGAGCGTACAGTAAAATTTATAATAAATGATAAAAAAAGCTATCAATATACTTTGGAAACAAAAACCTTCAGACACTTGGACTGACCCTGACCCTGACGATTTAAACATAGACAACGCTTATAAAACTCGTTGGATTTGGTATCACACAATACTTGGGATCCAATTGTTTGTACTTATTGTGGTACAAGTAGCTGTATTAGTTGTATTAGCAATAAAATTATGAGTAATTTAGTACTTAGTCGACGTAAAAAAGAAAGTATTGTTATACATATCCCAGAACTGGGAGAAGTAATCTGTACCTTTACTATTACAAATTTAGGCCCCAAACAAGTAAAGCTTGCATTCGATGCAGAATCATATGTTAAGATAGACAGAAAAGAAATTTTTGATAAACAGGAGTAAAAATCATGGAGATAATCTTTCTCAAAGCTAAACAAAAGCTTGTCAAAGAAATAACAACTGACGAAACAAAACCCTACCCACTGGTAAAAAACTTTACCTCTGAACATTACAACATAGAACCCAACCAAGAAGGCTTTGATAAGTTCTATGAGTTATTACAAACGCACGCAGCTGCAGGTCATGCACTGCACAAAGGAGATTTAAAAAGAAAACTAAAGAATGAATCGCGTGCATTAATGACAGATCGTGCTGCAAGTACACAATTACTAGTCCTAGATTTAGACGGCATTACATTCCCCGGTGCTAAAAGTAAATACAACACTTATGATATTCAAAATATTGCTGAAGCTTTTGTGCAATATCTCCCATCTAATTTCAGTAATGTAAGTTATGTTGCACAAGCATCTGCGTCCCTGGGAAGAAAAAGTAACAAAATATCAATGCACTTGTTCTTTTTACTTAATCATACTGTACAACCAAGGGCCCTAAAAGAATGGTTTCGTACACTTAATTATGAAATAGATATACTTGCTGACCAGCTTGTATTGTCTGCTAATGGTCAAAGTATTTCTTACCCACTTGACGTAAGCTTAGCTGACAATTCTAAACTTATTTATATTGCACCACCTAAATTTACTGGTGTACAAGACCCGGTTACTGGAGACAGGTTTGTAAAAATAGACCGTGGTTCACCAACCTTAGACATAAGCGACTTAATACGAGACGTAAACCCTGAAAAAGTCCACAGCTTGTCCACACAAATAAAAGACGGATTACGTAAAAAAGCAGGGCTTGTTAAGAAAAACGAAAAGATATCCACAGTAAATGTAAATGGAGTGTCTGAACAAGTACTTCAAAACCCTGACCGTATGACTATAGAAATATGTCGTATATCAGAACCTTACGTGAACTGTAACATCAACGGAGGCGACAGCGGAGCGTATTACTTTATTCTCACTAACCCTCACTATATGTATAATTTCAAAGGTGAACCCATATTTGAAATTGAAAAAGCTGACCCAGAGTTTTATCAAACTATTTTCGATAAATACGCTGATAAAATTGATGGAACTAAAAACATCAAACCCATTGTTCTTCGTGATTTTTATACTGACACTTATTTTAATGGAGTTTTCGATAACACTAAGTCTCAGTTTACTGATGATTACCCACTAACGCCTACACAAAAAACGTCCCTGGAAGGTTTTATGCGTACACACAACCGACCAATGCCTGACTTTATACCTGATGCACAGGTGGTGTTTGATCCGTCATCAGAAAAAGGTATACAAATGGAAACAGCCCCCTACCATGTCAACCTATACAGAAAATCTGGTTACATGTTAGGTGCGTCGTCTGAAGTACCTGAACTTACATACGGCACAGGGGCCAATATGTACAAATACATACCAAATATTACAAAACTTATGCAGCACATACTTGGTGGAGGTAAAACTGAATTTGAACATTTTGTTAATTGGCTTGCTTATATTTATCAAAACAAACGTAAAACAATGACTGCATGGATATTTACAGGAGTCCCGGGCACTGGTAAAGGTTTGTTTATACACAAAGTTCTAAAGCCTTTGTTCGGTGAACAACAAGTACCAATGCGTTCTTTAGAAAACATAGAAGAACAATTCAACTTGTACATGCGTACAGCTTTGTTTCTTGTAGTAGATGAATTTCGTATGGGCGATTCAGGTAACACAGGCAGGATGGCTGATAAGCTTAAACACCAAGTTACAGAACCTACTCTAACAATACGTGCGATGCGTACTAACCAAATAGAACTACCTAGCTTTTGTAACTTTATCTTTCTTACTAACCGAGCTGACGCAGTTAAAATAGAAGAAGGCGACAGACGTTACAATGTAGCACCCAGACAAGAAAGTAAGTTAGAAGAAGCATATCCTGACTTTATTAACATGCTAGCAGATGTACAGGCAGAACTATTTAACTTTGCAGGACTATTACAAAAGTTTCAAGTAGATGAACGTATGGCTCATACTGCACTAGAAAATGATGCTAAGAAAGAAATGAAACAAGTATCTATGTCAGTACTAGAAGAATTTGCAACTGCAATCAAACAAAACAACTTAGAGTACTTTATAGAAATATTAGACATACCACTTACAAATACATTTGATGCAGGTGGCATAAGTACAGCTCAACGCTATATCAAAGATTGGGTAAGTAAGTCAAGTACCGAAATTATTATACCTATGCAGCACTTTAAACTAGTGTATGATGTTCTTACAGATAATAGAAAAGCACTAGCTATACGAGATTTTACAAAAGCAATGAGTCGACTAAATGTCACAACCACACGTAAGCGTGTTGGTACTAATAAAAGCAACTCAGCTCCTAGAGGAGTACTAGTAACTTGGGTAATTGATGACCAAGTAAAACAAAACTTAATACAAGAACACTTTGACGATAAAGATACTACATTATTAGGAGATAAATCTGTGATTAACTAGTAACTCCTAAAATGTATGCCCCAACTTACGTCTAATAGACGTCCTGACATTCATAATGTCGTTGAGACGTCAAAGTCTAAAGAACTAGGCCTTATACCAGCTTGGTCCCATTCAACCCTTAAAACGTACGAAACGTGCCCGTATCGGATATATATCTCTAAGGTAAAGAGAATATCTGAAGATTATGGTCCTGCTGCAAAACGTGGTAGTGAAATACACGAACAAGCAGAACATTACGTACAGGGGACTTTAAGTGATATGCCTGACACTTTAAATAAATTTACAACACAGTTTAAAGATCTAAAGTCTTTGTACGACGAAGGCAAAGTAGAACTTGAAGGCGAGTGGGGATTTACTATTGAATGGGAAGCATGTCATTGGATGGCTAAAGATGTATGGGCTCGTATTAAATTAGATGCAATCGTACATGAGGATGAGACCAGCGCACGTGTAATAGATTATAAAACTGGTAGACAGTTTGGTAATGAAATTGCACATGGGCAACAAGCTTTAACATATGCAATAGGCTCATTCTTGCGTTATCCAGACTTGCAACATGTGCAAACAGAATTGTGGTATTTAGATCACGGTACTGTAACTGAGCAATCTTACACTAGAGATCAAGCTCTTTTATTTTTACCAAAACTTCATGAGCGAGCTATGGTAATGACATCAGCAGATAATTTTCCACCGAATCCAAGCAAATCCAATTGCAAGTGGTGTTCGTATAAAAAAGGAGAAGACCCTGCTTGTCAATGGGGTGTAGAGTAGGTATAATCCTCTCGCACTAAATATTAAATAACAAATAACAAATACAGATATGATGGAGAAAACAATAAGTGCTTATGCACATCAGGAAGAAACAACTGACTTTCTAACTAACAACCCACGTTGTTTAGTTACTTCCGATCCCGGAACAGGAAAAACAAGGTCCGTACTAGACGCACACGTTCAATGGGGAGGCCGAACTCTTGTTTTAGCACCGTTATCCATTCTGGAAGCAGCTTGGGTTGATGACATTAAGAAATTTCAACCTGATATTAAATACGGTGTTGCCTACGCTAAGAATAGACAAAAAGTATTTGAAGATACCTCGCTTGATATGGTTATTACTAACTTTGAAGCGGTCAATTTCTTAGTTAAAAATCAACAGTTATTAACAAACTTTAAAAACTTAGTAATTGATGAATTTACTGCTTTCAAAAATAAAGACGCTAAACGTTCCAAGAACATTAAAAAGCTATCAGAAATATTCGAGCGAAGGGTCGGTATGTCTGGAACTCCTAATACTAATAGCATTCTTGATCTTTGGCATCCAGTCCATTTAATAGATGATGGACAACATTTAGGTTCGCGATTCTATTCATATCGCCACCAAGTCTGTACGCCACAATTTAATGGCTTTGCCAACGTGTGGACAGACAAGCCCGGTATCGAAGAAGTAATCGCTAACCAATTAAAAGACATTACAATTCGACATGCATTAGAAGATTGTATTGATTTACCTGACAATATAGTCCGAACTGTTTACACAACATTGTCCCCCCAGGTGGCTAAAATGTACAAAACACTTGCTGAAGAGTCAGTATTGTATACAAAACAAGGAACTATTAATGCAGTCAATGCAGGTGCTCGAGTCAAAAAACTATTACAACTTGTTAGTGGTGGTGTATATGATGAAAATGGTCTTACTCAGTATTTCCACCAAGATAGATATGAACTTGTCATGGACTTAGTTGATGTGCGTAAACACTCCCTTGTAGCCTTTAATTGGAAACATGAACGTGATGCACTTATAGAACTTGCAGAAAAACGTGGTTATACATACGAAGTGATCGACGGTTCTGTACCTGCACAAAAACGGCCTGAAATTGTACAACGCTTTCAAGCCGGGCAAATCAAAGTATTGTTTGCCCACCCACAATCAGCAGGTCATGGGCTTACACTTACTAAAGCTAATACAATTATCTGGTGCTCACCTACGTACAATGCTGAGCATTTTCAACAGTTCAACAGACGTATACACCGTTCTGGTCAAACCCAAAAGACTGAAACTATACTTATATCAGCTAGAAATACATGGGAATCAGAAGTATATAACAAACTAAATGGTAAACTAAATCGTATGGAAAGTTTACTTAACGTACTTAGTGATTTACATAAGGTATAATATGAAAATGTCAGAATCAAAAAAAGTTTTACAACTAGGACAACTTCCTAAAAAAGAATTACATGAATTAACTAAAACAGATAATACTGTATTAGCTACAGCTTTAATTTATTCAATATCTGAACTAATTGTTTCAAGTTATTTACAAGAAGGAGAAGACGCAGATATAAAAGAAGTTGTAAAAGAAGCAGCAGAGTTTGCTGTTGAACTTACTAAAGGAGTCAATATCGTATACGATGACTTACGTATTGACTTAACAGAAAACCAAGTCATCCACTAGGAGTTATTATGGAAAATCAACAAGTTAATCTTGATGACAAAATGAATATGCTTGCAGACACTCGTGCAAAGCTTAAGGTCCTTCTCGAACAAGAGAAAGAACTAAAGAATGTACAAAATGCTCTGGAAGCAGAAATCGCTGCCGATATGGAAAGACAAGGTCTTACTCAGACCGGTAACGAGGTGTGTACTATTTCTCTTAAAACAGAAACAGTACCAACTGTAGAAGACTGGGATGTTCTGCATAAACACATAAGCGACACAGGTCGGTTTGAGTTGTTACAGAAACGTATGTCAGCTACAGCGTACAGAGAACTTATCGCTATGGAACCATCAGTTCCCGGCGTACGTTCTACGGAGCTTACTAAAGTTAATTACCGAAGTAAGTAAATTTAAACACGAAAAAAGAAAGGTGAACAATGAGCGAAACAGCTATATCACTAGTTTCTAACAACGTGCCAGCGCACGTCAAAGAAGCGTCAGGGCTTGGTAATGAGAATGTCACTGCCGAGCATTTACAAACCCCAAGAGTAAAGTTACTCCAACAAATGAACAGCGAAGTGGATCCTAACCATGACGCATACATTGACGGTGCTAAGCCGGGGGACTTTATAAATAGTGTTACTAACGAGAACTATGGCACGGAGCTATACGTTATTAACGTACATTTTAAAGAAGACTTTGTTCTTTGGAGAAAACGTGAGAGCGGTGGTGGACTAATTGGTACTTATGGTAGTCAATCAGCAGCCCTCGACCATCTTGCAAAAGAAGGATTGAAAGCTGAAGATCATGAGATCATTCAAACTCAATCACATCTATTACTTCGTAAAGATCCAGAGACAGGTGAGTTACTTAAAACTCCTTTTCTTATGGACTTTGCCTCGTCTAAACTAAGAGTTTCACGAGAGTGGAACACTCAGATTGGACAGCTAGGAGGCGATAGATTCAGTGCTTTGTGGAAACTAAGTTCTCTACAAACACAAAACAGAGCTGCACAAAAGTTCTATAACTTAAATGCAGAAAACCAAGGTTGGGTAACTGAAGAAGACTATGAGTATGCTAAAGAAGTATACTCAAAGCTTAACTTAGGTCCAACCGACTCCTAAAAGTGATGTACATGCGGCGACAGTTACTGTCGTCGTATGTGCTATAATGCATTACAAACTAGATCCCCTGGAATGTAATGTATGCAAGAACGTCACTTTATAAATAAGGTACACAAAAAACTTCCTTCCACTATCTACAAATGGAAAATCAACGACGCCTACCACGGCGGCGTGCCAGATTGTTTCTATTCAGGCAATGCGGGCCTTTGTTTTGTAGAGTATAAATATAAAAAAGAATTACCCAAAAGAGATGGAACATCCATTAATTTTAATTTAACACCTCAACAATGCGCATGGCTTAAAGATCGTAAGAACGAAGGTGTGCCAACGTTTGCAGCCCTTGGTATCGGTAATTTAGTTCTTGTTACTCAAGATTTTGACAATGTAAACACTATTACTAAATCGCAGTTCATGACAGAAGCCATGAGTATTACAGATTTTGTAGCCAAATTAGAGAATTTATGTGTAAAATAACGCTTATGAGTGGTAAAAACCTCCCCGCTTTACGTGGAGAGTGTAATAGCTTAGCTGACTCACCTTGTATTGGGTGGTGTACAACTCGCCAATTTGGGGATAAAAGGTGTAAAGGTTGTGGACGATATGACTTTGAAGCCGACTCCAGTTGGTGGTCAAATGCGCCAGAGTTAATAAGAAAACTTATTAATCTGCGTAATGCTGCTGCGGGTTACTCAATAAAACAACTACGCGGCAATGCCCGACCTGTACCAAAAGCTGTTGCAAATAGACCAGCAAAAGAAGACCCTTCAACACAATATTAATATGGGAAGAAATTACAGACAAGAATACGATAGGTATCATAAATCTAAAGAGCAAAAAGAAAGACGTGCTGCACGTAATACTGTACGTAGAAGAGCTATACGAGAAGGGCGTGTTACAAAAGGTAGTGATTTTGATATACATCACAAAGATGGCAATCCAAAAAATAGCCACCCGTCAAACTTACAAGTTCAACACAAGAGTCAAAACAGGTCTTTTAAAAGAGATAAGAACGGAAAAAAAGCTTAATTACTTTTTCTTCTTTTTCTTTTTAAGTTTAGGCTTACCGTAATATCCACCAGCCATATTAGTACTCCGCTTTAGTATGTTTAAATTTACGATGTGATTTGGTGTCAACAAATATAGATTGTTTTTCACCGGGTACAGAACCGTCGTGATTCGGAACTGTAGAATACTTCTTAGTACACAAGTCTTTGTAGGTGTGCGGTTCTTTATGATTTAAAGGTTTATTTATCATATCTCTATTTTACACAAATACAGGATCTAAATCCATGTGTTTGTAATACATTAACATTTCCAACGTCTACGTGCTTGTCTTAACCTAGAGTTAGGATTCTTTGCAGCTTTTGGAAACTTCTTCATCTGTCCTGCAGAACGTGCGCAAAATGATTTACGCCTTTTTGCAGCCTTACTACCTTTCTTTACTTTACCAGTAACAGCAGTCTTTAACTTAGAGCCAGGATTCAGACGTCTGTAAGCTTTTACACCTGCACGAGTCATACCCGCACCAGACTTCGTAGAACGGAAGTTCTTCTTATTTCTAGCGGGCATCTTACTTCTTTTTCTTTGTGCCACGTCCTTTCCTTTTTTCTAGTTCTAGGCGTTTTTCAACATCTGAGCTAGTTTATTTATATCTATTTTAGGTTCAGGAGTTGGGTCATTAGCACTGTTCGCAGTTCCTTGAGGCACTAATCTGCGCTCATTTACTGGTGTTGTGCCTGCCATACCCTGTCCCATTTCTTTCATTTTTCTAGTAGCCATATTATGCCCTCCTTAAAAATAATTTTTTAAATTTTGCCAATAATCCTTTAACTTAAGAACTATTTTATCGTGCAATTTTGGGTGCCTTACTCTTATAAACTCGTTAGCTACAAAGATTGCTGCACTAATTGCTAATATACCTAATATAATATCCATACCTTATTTTACCTCATTATTGTCGTCTTTTAAAAAAGACCTTAGTTTCTGTGCCTTCTCCTCAGCCGTGTCAGCATGTAGCTCTGAGTCTACAATCTTTTCTAGCTTTAATGTATCAATCTTTTGGTTTGATATATAACGCCACGTGTAACCGTCATCGTTGTACACACCAAATACTGTCTGTGAAAACCCTACTTTTATAATAAGTGCGGTATCACCATCTAAAATTACTTTATCACCTTCTTTGAATGATGACGTCAAACGAAAGGTAGCGCCTTTCACAAAACCTACTGCCCAATCTTTAATAGCTAAACCAACTAATAGAGTTAGTACAAACCCTATAAACTCAATATAAAAATCATTTAACGTAATCTCAAACATAGTCATATCATACATAATCTAATGTAGTATTCTCCATAAGATATTCAAAAAATATTCTAAAATCTTCTTTTTTAAGAAAAGGTACATTGTTTCTCATATGCAATTTTCGATACTCAGTATACGCTATTTCCAATTGTTCTTCGGTATATAAAATCACGATGGTTTCGTGGGCCAAGTAACATCAGTAATATCATCATCATTAGTGTAATTACTTGGTAGGTTTCTTAATTGTGTTCTATAAGTAGCCCATTCCGTTTTCTTAGTATTTGATAGGGGACTATCTGCAACCTGTGTCCAATCAGATTCTTCTAATAGTCTAGTTCGTACTTCTCTAAGTCTTTCTAACGTTGGTACTGTCGGTACTTCTATAGCTTCCTGCACTACTGCACCATCTACTACTTTCTGCCCAGCTTGTGGCATTCTGTCGTGTACCAAAGAAAAATTTCCTTCAGCTATAATTTGTTGTTGTACCCCTGCTTTAGTATTCTCATCTACAGTTGTACCACCGAGAATTTTACCGTCAGAGTTATATATTATTAATATTTCCATAGTTATTTAAATAATGCGATTACTTGTATATCAGCTTCTGCTGAACCACCTGCTCCTGTACTTCCGTATGTAAAAATATCATGCATAAAAACATACACTCTAAACGTGTAGTATTTACCTGAATTAGCAGAAAAACTATAAGCTATACTTCTTTGTGCTAAAGCTACACCTCTGTTATTACTTTGTTTAAAATGGTTGTAATAGGCGCCATATCCTGAACTATCAGCTGCTGGTGCATTGCTAGAAGTAGTATGTTCTTCATGTCCACCTACTAAAGCTACTGAAGCATAATTACCATCAGCTCCATATTGTCTACTTTGCATTCTCACGTGTAGTGTAATTCCAGAAGTAGGTACATAAACTCTGACTGAAGCCAAAGATGTAAGGTTAGCTGGGTAAGTACCACTATTATAAGTACCAGTACCATCTGTATGGTAGGGTGTAGCTGCCCCAAAAGTAGCATCAAACATATTACTCGCTACAAAACTTGTCCCATAGGATGAACCCGTCATGGCATTACCTGTTTGATTAGCGCTTGAAACGGCTGACCCTACTGCACCAAGAGATAGGCCCGTTGCTTTATCATAGATAACAAGACTGTCATCTGTAATTCTTGCTACGTCTAAATTACCAGCACTAATTTTACCAGCATCTAAATCATTTATTTTTGCATTAGTTATTGCTGCATCATCAATTTTTGCAGTAGTTATAGCTGCGTCAGCAATAACACCAGAAGCTGCAGTAATAGTACCAGTAGCTATTTGTGCTGCGGTTAAGGCACCCGTACTAAAAGCATCTGTAACATTTGAGCTTGCAATTTTAGAAGTAGTTACATTTACACCACTAGTAAACTGCCCGACAATATCAGAAGTAGATACATGCCTAACCCAATAATAAAAATTTGCACCATAGTCTACAGTGTCCGCATACACTTGAGCTCGAGTAGTATCTATTCGTGTTGCATCTCCAATGGAATTACTTGTATGACGCCATACTTCAGTATAAGCAAAATTACTAAACTGGGCTAAATCCCAAGAAAGAATAATTTTTTGAAATGCGCCTACTCCAGCAAAGCTAGTAACGTCTGGAGGTAAAGTGGTATCAACTCTTTCAGTAGGTATAAAAGTATTTTCTGGTGTGCCAGCGTTTGGGTCAAAAGGGTCTTCTTTAAAATTTTCTGCAAGACCAGTATCAATAAGTTCTCGTACAGTTACTGCTCTATCTTTTGGGTCTCCAGCCCTACCCAAACGTACTTTTAATGCTTCATCAACAGCACTTAAATAAGTCCTTAACTTTGGGTCAACGTCTGAAGGTATTGGTGGTATTGAAGGTATTTTAGTTCCATCAGTAGCCATTAGATACCCCTCAGTTCATCTATAGACTCTCCAATGCAAATTTCATTTATGGTATGTGCACCTGATACTTCTACTTCATATACTTTATGCACACCAGTAGGTAGCCTTAAAATTGGTTCCATAATTGTTGTTGCACTAAAAGAGGTAGGAGCAGAACCTGTTGCACTATATACAGACCCGGAAGCTGTAATTGTAGCGTCAAATATTTCTGTACCATCTCCAAAAACTTTTACCGTAATACCAGAACCAGAGTATGCTTCAGCTTCTACTTTTACAAAGTTCATACTAGTAGGTTTAGGTAAAACAAACTCAGCTGTTTTAAATGTTTGAGTAGCGTTTGTACCACTACCTTGAAAAAGTTCTACTTGGGAGTTACCACCACCAGAATCATAATCAATAAGGTACAGTTCATTGTCATCAGGGTCAGTAAAACCACCTTGTGCATGACCTGTAGCTATTGAACTAATAGTAGTAAAAGCATTCTTACCACCCCGTGGATCAAACATAAAACCCCCGTATGCGGAACCAGTATAGTATTGTCCTACATATTTACCTTGCCATAAAAAACCTTTAATTGTAGCGGGGTAGTATTGAGCTTGCCATTGTTTAGGTGTGATCAAACCATCAGTAAGCACACTTATCTCACTTCCAGAAACTCCTACTAGTCCGTCTGGTGAAGCATAAATAGCTAAACCACCCATATCAACCAGTGACTCTTTATTTAAACAAGCTTGTGCTGCTTCCATACGTACCACACTCATAGATTGTGGGTCTGTACCAGCGGCTAAATATGGTGCACCTTTGGTAGCTATAAATAATACTTGTCCTGCCATAGATATACCAACAATTTCGTCTTCGAGTGTTATACGATATGCGACCGGCCAAGCATGTGGTAGAAAAGGTTCTGAAAAACAAACTCTTTTACCACTAAAACCAGCAAAAATACCATTACCCATAGGAGTTAAACCTAGCATCTGTCCATTAGGATAAGTACTAGAATCATCATCAGGTGGAGCAATCCAATAGGTAGAAGGTATTATCTCAGCCAAAGCATCATTATCTAAATTATCCGTTGTGCTTGCAGTGGCTAAAGTAACTTCTTTAACAAATTGAAAGTTAGTAGTATTAGAACCAGTGTTAGAACGATAAATACGTTTATTAGCTAAATTGGTGTTACTTTTGGAAGTAGAGGTACTCATGTTAGAAATAGTTACAGTTTGCCCGTCTACTTTATCTAAAACTGTGGATGCTGGCGATGGTGGGCCCTCTTCACCAAACGCAGATACAAAAGTATACACGTAAGAGGTGCTGTATTTTGTTTGTGTACCATCATCACTACCAGCCGTTATACTTGTAGTAGCCGTGTTTGCTGGTGCAGGTATACCTAATCTAAAAAAACTTCTTGGGTATGCACCAGAACCCGATGCTAATAATTGAGTAGAGCTACCCATTTGAGGATAACCTTCACCAGTCCAATATAAACGGTCAAAAGCGTCATCTGCAATCGGCCCCGGTTGTACATCTACAGCGTTAGTAAATTCTAAATTATAAGTTGTACCACCAAAGTCGTATCTATATAAACCTGCTCTTGTCTGGTGGTTTAAAGTAGCTACTGTGCTATTACTAGTAATTGGTGTTAATACACCACGATCCAGGTCTGTGTTGTTTGCAGTTTGACCTAAACCTTCACCTAGTAATCTAGGTGAAACTTGTGGTGCAATACCATTAAAATTTACTAACTTAAAGTACGCCATGTATTAATCGTCTCCTCTGGCTACTTTCTTTTGTTTCTCAAAAGTCCTAAGTCCTGCCATGCCAAGCATCGCCATAAGTATGGTAGATAATTGAGTAAAATCAAACTCTGGCATATCTACTTTTACACCAGATAGTGCAGCAATCCACTCACCTACAGGCAGTATAATAAAGTGCACCATCATTGCAATTGAGCAGCCCCAACCTACAGACGGACGCCAACCGGCAACAAACCAGTTTTTACTAGCTGCTTCGATTTTATTTACTTCAATCTGTGAAAGATTAGCTGTTTGTAGTTGTGTCTTGAGCTCATGCTCAAGCTTCATCTTTAGGTTTTTATCAGCAACGAACTTGTTTAGAACACTGCCAGCTATACCTACTACTGAGTTTGTTATTGGATCCGCCATAAATACCTCCTATGTGCGTAAAAAATATACTAATAATCCTATTCCTGCGGCTACGACAATCCACATAAATCTCTCTATGAACCGTCCTGTATTAGAATTGACATCGGATTGTGACTCTACGTCTTCTAAACGTTGTTCTATCTTATCCATTCTAATAAAGAACCTATCGTTCTGCCTTAATACGGTAGCTACTCGTTCTTCAATACGGGCAATAGATACGACTGCATCCGCTAGTCTATCTAATTTTTCTTCTATCTTTTCTAGTCTTTGCTCTTGCGAATCACTCATAACTCCAAACCCAAGGTCTTGGTCTGGTGCTAGTAGCTTCTAAAGTATCTAGATGTATAAATCTAGAGTCGCCATGTTGCTTCACACCAAGCCCGGTTATACCGTGTTTTAACGCTACTTCTATACACTTTAAGGCGTCCGCGCCCCGAATGAGTATGTCTACAGCCTTGCCACTTGCGTGGGCTCCCGGTTGTGATTTTTTTGCTTCTATAGGATGCGTTGGATCTCTATAGGCACTTGTTATTATAAACGGAATTCCTACTTCTTCACGTATTTTTTCAAGAGTTTCCATGAACTCTGGGTCCATTTTACATACCCCAGTGTGCTTACACTTGAGTTCGTCTTCGCTAAAATATTTCCACATAATTTAATAAAATACAGTATAGAAATGCACCAATTCCATATAAAGATAACTTACAGATAGGCCTAATAATACGCCCGTTGTAAAACAAAATATGTTAAAAAAGATGTTCAAAATAACCTCCAATAGTTTGTCCAATAGGACCATAAGGGATTTCTACTCCAAAAACGGTATTAACCAAAGCAATAGAACCATTTATTAATATAATTTTAGAGCCTACTACAATAACAATAAACCATAAAATTGTTTTTACATAACCTCTTTTTTCTACAGAATTTTTTAATGCCCGTAGAATAGGAAAATTCCATTTTAAATATCTCATTTATAAACTGAAACTACCCTCATAGGTTGTGATTCGGTATTAGTTACATTTATTGTGTCACTAGATAATTTTTTAATTGAATTTTCTGCTATTTCATTATCTCCTATAGTACAACCCCTAGAAAAAGTTAAATAGTTTAAGGAACCATTTTTAGGAATTTCTTTACTTTCTCCAGCTAAGATATCAAAATATTTAAGCACATAATCTGGGTTATCTGTAAGAGTACATAAAAACCTAGTATCATTTTCTAATGCCTTGATTGTGCATTTAGTTGCCAGTTGCCATTTATAAGAAGTTGATACAGGTTCAGATTGAGGAAAAAATTTGATATTAGATATGAACTTATTACTAGCTAGAGCATTGGCTACAGTAGCTTCAGCATGTTCTGACTCTTGATGCATGTAATCACTTTGATTCAAAGTTTTAAATCTTTCAATATCAAAAGCAGTTAAATCCCCTTCTTCCCATTCCCAAGTTGTTTCTATACTACCTCGTACAAGAGCAAGTCTTATAGGAGCATAAAAAACTTTTGAAGACTCCGTATCATAGTTACCTAAAGCCTTATTAATTCTATCGTCTATGGAATCCCTTATTAGGGTATCGTTTCTATCGCCCTTTAAAAAAGTAAGATGCAAATCATCTTCTACTTTAGTTGTAGTTAAATTTGTAAAAGTTTTTGAATGTGCCACTAAAGTTCCTCTACTACACCATTAGGCATCCAGGGTGCAATCCTTACATCGCCTTGTTCTGGAGTAAAATCCATTTGTAATTTTATGTTGTTTAAAGCTATTTCAGATGTTGTTGTATCGACTGCTCCTTCAGAATTTAAAACAGCTTCCGTCTCTATAAATACTCCATCTTCAAAAGTTTTACCAACTTTTTTTATCCCATTATCTTCTCTAACTTCTATTGCCATTATACAACGCAATCTAATGAGAGAGTTCTTGAACTCGTACTTGTGTCTGTGCTTGTGTTAGTCCAAACCCACCTATGGACACCACCGCCGGCATTCGTATAGGTTGCAGCGCTTCTTAATTTCACATAAGAGCCATAAGACAGTTGATCAAAAGCCTCAGTATCTGTGTTTATATTAGAACTAGTTACACCACTTATTTCAAATTGTGTGTTGTGAGTAATAGAAGTACCAGCTTTTCCTAAGTCTATTGTATACCTTCCATGAAACATTTTTGTAATTGTTGCCCCACTTAAAACGGTCCCATTATCAGGTGTAGTGTCAGTAATAGTTGCTTGAAGACTTCCATAATAACCCCAATATTCACTACCCGCTCCATCATTATAAGGTGCAGTTCTTGCTGCGGGGTTTACAGTAGCAGACCAAGTTTCAGCACAGCCAGAAGCCCCATAAAAATCATTAAAAGCTATAGAACCACTTGAAGGAATACCATTAGGGTTAAATGCTCCAATATTACTAGATACATTTGCACCCCCTACATAATATTCATTCATGCTAATAGGGTTACTACCACCAAATTCGGTTTGTATTTGACTAAGGGAGATAGCTCCCGAAGATTGCATAGTCATTACTTACTCTCTAATTCTTTTACTCTAGCTTCTAATTCTTTAATAGCTTCGACTAATAAACC